TCAACATTCACAATAAAACTTGTATAACCAGGAGCGACACTTCCATTATTTTCATCAACATTAAATAAATTATCTATACTTATATTAAATTCAAAAGAATCGGCGTATTTATTTTGCACTGAATGGCTTACTACAAAAGCATAATTTTTATATTTTATATAATTTTGATAATCAGCATTGTTTTCGCTATCACTAAAAGTCACAACATCACAACCAGATGAAGATCTATTTTTAGGAGTAACTATAGAATATTTTTTTATTACCGCATATGAAAAATCATATATTTTTGTTTTATATGGATATAAAGCGTAAGAATATAAAACACTATTTTTAAATTGATTGCCAAAAGATGCACTAAATGAAGCTTGAGAAAAATTATAAAAATTAGTTTTTTTATCAACAAGCGGTACATTATTATAATATATTCCTTGTCCTAAAATAGCAGAATATCCATTTCCTATTCCAATATAGTTTACAGAATCTCCATTTGAATTTACAAAACCCTCGATTGGTCCTTCAGATAAAACATCAACTGAAATATAATCAGACTCAGTTTCAAAAACTGTTTGAGGATTCTGAGCGTTTTTATTTAAAAAATTAGCTATTTCAGCTTGAAGATTTATTTTCATTAATCAAGATTAAGGGTTTTGTTTTGCCAATTCAATCAAGAAAGGGTTATTAGCATTTTGTTCAGCAGTCAAACCATTTCCAGCATTAATTCTAAAATTAATATTATTAGCTATAATTATAGATCCAATTTTTAACCTTCCATATCCTATAGGAATAGCAACATTTCTTAATGATACGTTTTCATAACTTGAAAACAATCGAGAAACAGTTTTTATATCAGTTGGTGATTGTGGAGTTAATAATTTTGTTATTAACATTTGTATTCCAGTTGAAATTGCTAATAAAACTAAACCAATTATTAATTCTGCCGCACCTAAAATCAAAGGAACTATTTCAACTTTAGATTTTTTATTTAAAATGGGTGAATTTATGTATTCTGGCGGAACAACATTTCCATCAACGTAAATAATAAAATGCGTTATATATTCATTTAGTATTCCTAAAGTAGAAACCAATTTATTTGAATTAGCTTCGATGGCTTCAAAAATCTCTAAAACAGATAAAACATTTAAATTCCATTCTGTTTGAATGAAATTTTCAAAAATACCATGTAATTTTACGTTTACCATATTATGATTTACACTTCAATTCTTTTAATTCATCTGTTTCGATATTATATAATAGCATATCTATATTATGATATTTTTGATATAAAATGTCTAATTTTGAAAAAAATTCATTATCGATATGACTATGAAAAAAATAAATTATTTCATACCTATTCTTGATACTTAGATAATCTTTTGGCGATATTAAAAAAAAATTAACCTGATCAGGGTGTTTATTCTCAACTGGTATAAAAATAAAATCATTTTCCTTTTGAACTATAAATCCACAAACCTCTTTATGTGAATTTTCGATACTATAAGATTTTATATCAGAAATAATTTTACTGCTTATTTTCATGTGAAAATGTCGAAGGAAACGCCCCGAATGGAAGCGCTTTATTATCTATGCCATTATTTACCACATAATCTTGAAACCTCAATAAACATCCTTTAAGAGTTTTAGAACATTGATCCTGCTTCCACACATCTGTATTTAAATCAGGTTGTTTATTAACAATATTATCATTGATGCAAACATAAAATAATTTTGGCTTATTTGTTGAAGACATAACAGATTCATTTTTCAAATCCGTAGGAACATTTGGGATAAAATCTAAAAACACAAAATCTCCTTTATTATAAATAGCGGTATTATTCCATCTCCCTTTATAATATAAACGAGCTAATCCATAATTTTCGTTTTGCAATAATGGTTTATAATTTGCTAAAAATACTTTATCATTTTCATCTGCAACCGGAACACCAACATCATAACCTCCGCCCCAAACATTTTTAAACCACCAAGAGCTAGCAAATTGAACGTTAGGGTTTGAACCAGCAGATATCACTGGACCTGAATAATCTGCCGTATTACCATAATTACAACCAAAGCATCTGTAACCCCAAGAACAAGTGTCGTTTGTAACTTTTCTAGCCGGAAGATTAAGATTTTGAATATCTATTTTTGTGGCCAACTCTATCTCAACAAATTCTTTATTTTCTGATTTTTTTAAATTGATCAGAAATTTATCATAAGTAATATATGTTTCGAAAGACGATACTCCAAAAGGATTTATTCCATCAGTAAAATTAGAAGCATCTAAATCTTTAGCTAATATTTTTTTTCTTATAAAACTTTTACCAATTAAATCACCTCTATCTTTTAAAACATAAGAGATGTAATTATTTATATTAGCTATTTTGAGCGTTGGTTTTGCTTGTTTTCCATCTGACGATGATTGTAAATTAGACAACTCACAAGGAATAAAAACATATTCTTGATTTTGAAAAATTATATTTTGAGAGAAATTTTTAGAACCATGAAATCTCAAATACCCTTCAGAAGACTCCAGTTCAAGCTCAAAAAGATCTAAGACAACATAGTTATTTAATTTAAAAAATGTATTCATATTAAACTTTTCCTGCGATAGAGAATATGTTTGGAAGTCTATAATTATACAAAGGAGATTTTAAATCTAAACTAGTTATATCTTGTTCTCCAGCAAACAAATTAAAATAAGCGTTTACAAAATAAGAATAAGTTGAGTCTAACTCGCTATTGCTTAACAATCTATTATAAAAAGTACAATCAAAATAATTGATACCAATTGAACCTCTGTTTATTAATTTTAAAGTTGTTGATTGCAAATTATTAATTAAATTTCCATCCCCTAAAGGAACAGAATTTTCATTAATCTGTTTTCTATTTAAAAAATAATAATACTCATTTTTTATTCTTCTTATTTGCAAAATAAATGGTCTATATAAACTAGCAGATGAAATTTTATATACTATTCCACCAGATACAGAAGTTGTTAAAGCAACAGCGGCTCCTCCAGTGCTAGTAGAAATTTGAAAAGTATTTGATGTTTGATTTATTATGTAATATGCTTGTTTGGTATACGGACTCACCATATCATACTGAGAAATTCCACCCGGTAAATTATTACCAATAAACCCAACAATATCTCCATTTAACAAATCATGATTTTGTGCGGTTGTTATATAGTTTGTAGAAGTGTTAACGCTAGATATTTCACATAACGAACGTAATTGTTTAGATATTTTATAACTATTAAAATCTCCTCTTAACTGCTCTGTTTTTAAATTTCCAGCTTTTGAAACGTCTTTTTTATTATACAAACAAACATTTTTATAAAAAAAAGATAAGTTTTCTTTAGGATAAAGCGTATATTTTAAAGGATTAAATTGATTTATAGAAAATTGATTTGTATTTATATTATCGCTATTTGAAGTTAAATACCAATCAAACAAAGATGGATAAAAAGTTTCACTTAAAGTTGGATCAACAAAAGAATCAAAACTACATATTAAAAATAAATCAAAATCAATTGAATTAACTGAAGAAGCAAAATCTAATTTTAGAAATTGATTATTTTTTAAATTAACTGCTTTATAAGATGAAGAGCCTAAATTTTTATAATTAGCGATATAAGAACCTTCATTTGCTCCCGTTGTATTTCCTAATACATAAGATCCAGAACCAGTCCAAGTTTTAACCACAGGATCATTAGATGCAGATATACCGCTTTGATCAAATCTAAATATATAATCAGATGGTAAAATATTATTATATAAACTAAATCTTACAGTAGAATTTACATTAGTGTCAACCAATATTCCAGCCTGTCTATTATCTTGTAATGTGTTGATAGGATAAAAAAAGCCAAATTGAGCAAAAGACAAAGGACTCAGAAATCCTTCTGTTGGCAATTTATTGGTAGCCGAATTATGTATAACATAATTAGACTGCGGAATATAAGAAGCGATATTATTAATATCAGAATATGTGATATTTGCACAACCCATCTCACCATATCCCATATACGGATTTCCAATTTTACTTGCAAATGAAGATTGTGAAACTGCACCGTCAAAACCGCTGTTTGTAAAGTATAAATACCAATACCACCATTTTCTATTAACCTGAGTATCTAATAGATAATTTTTTGGCAATGTTCCATTGCATGGTACGTATTGACTATATAATAAATTATCATTTATAGTGTCGTAAAAATAATATCTTCCTATTCCCAATGTAATAGGAGTATAAAAAAATCCAGCTTTTCCACCTCCTGAACCAGAAGCTATTTTAGGAGTGCTTTCTGTATTTTTATTGATTATTTGAGGATTACTTAATTTACTATATATATTATATTTTATATCAGTTAATTTATCTCCATTTACTATTCTCGAAGCTTTTAAACTAATTGCTGGGCCGCCATTTGTGGAATCAGAATATTCCGAACTGTTTAAAACTTCCGGTATAACTATGGTATTATTTGTGTTTGGAAGCCATTGAGTAATATCAAATCTATTTTTAAAATATAAATTAGCACCATTACCAACTCTGCCTCTAATTTCAGTAGTATTAGGAATATATAAATTAATAGTTGTTTCAGCCGACCCAGCAAAATTAATAAAAGATCCATTTAAATCAATAGCTCCTTTTGATAAATCTTGTGATTCAAAAACAGTATTTTCAGGTAAATAAACGTTAATTTCAGAATAAGGACTAAAATCAGAACTTCCTAAATTATATTCTATTAATTTAGAATATAAATCATAAGTATAATTAAACCATGTATTATTTGGAGTTATATAAAAATTAAAAGGTTGCTTTTCTAATTTGATATTTATAGGCGCTCCAGAATATCCTATAAAAACCTCATTTGAAACTTGCTGATTTGCATAATCTACTCCACTAGCATAGATAGAAACCCCAGTATTTCCCACTGTAGCGGTATATAATCTAGCGTAATAATTAACCCCTCTGCCCAAATCGCTATAAACATTTTTATCTAATTTAAAATATAAATCATTATCGCTAAATCCATAATAAGTTGAAAATTTAGGATTTTGATTTGTATTTTGAGCTACATTTATTTCTTTACTATAAACTACAGATGAAAAATTAGAAGCAGTAGATAATTGTAAAGTATATCCAGTAATAAAATAATTATGCAAATTATCTCCAGATATTCCTGTAGGAGCTTTCCAATAAAAATCATAATATGGACCTAAAAAATTAGAAACAACTCTAAAAGACCTAGCATTTCCTCCAGTTATGTCCGTCAATCTTTTACCAGTTAAATTTAATGTAATATCTCCACTTGGATCAATTGATCCATCTTCAACTGAAATAGATGATATTGTTAAATCTGTTATTTCATCTGTACCAGAAGAAATTGTTGGTTTATAAAGTATATCAAATATATCATATGAACTAGCATCAACAGTAAAAGAATTTTTTGATAAATCAAAATTAGTATTATTGGAATTTTTAATTGAATACAAAACTTCAGAATTTCCGTTATTATAAACAGTAATTGGATAATGAATTCCAAAACCAGTCAAACAATTTCCAATATTAGCACCAGTTATTTTTACATAGCTCATAATTTTATAATTGTATTAAAATACACATCTGAAGATAAAAAGCCTTTAAATTCTAAAAATTTAACTGATACATCATGATTATCTTTGAATTTATATGTATGCTTCCACTCTGGACAATAAAAAGTCAACCGCTTATTATAAGGTTGCGGTAAAGTAAATTCAAATAATTTAAAACCACATTTATCATCTAAATACTTTAATATAGCAAAAGCCTCTTTATCAGATCTATTTGTGAAAGATAAAGATAAATCTAATACGTTTTTATTTATACCATCTTGCTCATACGCAACTGAAGTTGTTTCATATTCATTTTTTAAGAATCTGGGAGTCAATGGTATGTCAAAATCTAAATCAGGTTTAAAATAAAAATCTTTAGTAAATAAACTATTTATTCCAGTTGGACTTTGAGTTGAATTCAAAAACGTTGACGTATCACCAGTATACCAATAATAGCCACCAGAAACAGAAACATTATTATAATAAACTATATCATGTTTATTATATTGTTTATTAAGAATAAAAGGTCTAACAGCAGATTCATCAGTTATTAAATATCCCTTATAATTTAAATTAGAATCATATGCAGTCGTGCAATTTATAACAATATTATTAATATCAGAATCTACTGATTTATGATTTAAATTCTCAAAATATATTTTTGCGCTATCTTTATATGGATAAAACAAATCCATAGATATGTTTTCATACGAATCTAACATTGTTATCGGTTCGTTTTCAAAAGAATTTTGAAAATATCCTATTAACGCATAAGCTTGTTTATCAGTTAAACCATCATAATTAATTGAAAAACTTGTTATTAAATTATTTATATTTGGTATTACATTTAAAAAATAACCATCTCCATAATTTGATTTTATAGCTTTAGTGGTAAAATTCGCAGAACAACCATACGTTTTATAATATAAACTATCTATATCTTTAGTTAAGTATTGAGATCCTAAAAGATTTATTGGAGCATATCTATAATCTGTAGAAGTAAAGTTTTGACTTGTAATATATAAATTATCATCATTAGTAAAGTGTTTTTTGAATAAATATTTTTCTATTTTTAATATGTCTTCGTCATTTGGTTTTAAAGAGCATCCTAGTATTTCATAATAAGAGATATTACTAGAATCGTAATTATATCCCGCACCATCTGGCACTGGACCATGAGCGTTTCCCGCATTTCCAATTCTAAGACTAGCACATCCGCTAGCAAAATACGTCGATGATGTAGTGTTTAAAATTTCATATCCATTATTTCTTATTTTTAAAGAATTTGTTGTATTATCTTTAATAATAGACACTATATTTTTATTCAATAAATTTGCCGACGAAAATGAATTATTTAATGTTGTAGCATTTGGATATATATTATTAGGATCATTTCCTATTATAATAAATTCTTGAGATCCGGCTAAAACATTAGGATTTAAAGCTTTATTATCATTGTTTCCATACACGCCAATATAACCAGTAGAAGCATATAAAATGTTTTTTTCATCTGTATTTATTATAGTTGAATAATTAGCATAATAATTATTAGGAGTTTTTAAATTTCCGCTTCTTAAATAATCGAATTCATAAACTAAAAACCAACATCTATCTCCAGTTAAAAAACCACTAAAATTTGGAGAATTAGGATTAGGATATAAATGATTGTATTTACCCTTGTCAGCGTTAGCTTCACAAGTTACACTATTTCTATCATTATTAAAATATGGTCTTGTCTCTGAATTATTATCTAAATTTACTAAATTTTCAGTTGAGTGTCCAGGCGCAGAATTATACCAATAATAAATTTTACCAGAAGCATCGATTTCAAAATTATTTAAACTATCTGTATTGAACCAAGCAAATAATCCTGATAAATCAGTTGGATATAAAGAATTTCCAGTGTAATATTGATAATCTACTAAATCATATTTAGAGTATGATTGAGAATCGATTCTAAAATCTTTAATCCCACTAATTGAAAATTGTGTATTTATAAATTTACTCATATATTATTTCTTAATACAGCTAATCTTTGTGTCATGCTTAACGTACTCTGCAATATACCATCTGATGAAACGTTTAAAGAACGAGATTCTATCTTACCTGAAATATTAAAAATGTTTAACAATGTACTTTGGTAATTTTTTAGAAAAAGATTGCAATTTACAGACTGGCCTTCTATATCCGTAATATTGCTTTTTTTAAAATAATTTCCATCAACAGACATAGATTTTATTTTATTAGTTTTCGCCACTCTAAATGGAACAATTTCTCCATTAGCAAAAAATGGCAACAGATCAACTTTTTCTGAATAATCGAAAGAAAAAATCTCATCATATCCAAATACTTTATCTACATCCATTAAAAATGTATGATGCGAATGAGATATATTTGTTAGGCTTGTATTTCTTGCTGCTACAAATGGTTTTATTGCGGTAGTGCTATTGGTTATATTTATTTTTCCATACCAATCAAATTGAGCCGATAACAGAATAGACTCAAAATTAGCAACTTTAAAAGATAATGATTTTAAATAACAATTATCAATTTTAATTCCAGCAAACTCGCACGATATTGAATTTTCTGAATTTGAGGTGGTATTTAAGTAACTTGGAAATGAATCTGTTAAATAGAATTCTGTATTCAAAGACCCTATTACAGTATTATCTGGAGCGTATCTTAATAAACTTCCATCAGATAATAATACTGGTGATATATTAGATTGCAAAGAAACAGAGATCGAATTAGAATAAAATACATCATCATTTATTCTAAAATCAATATTTTCATATTTAATGAATTTGCTCATTAATTTATTGTATAAGCAATTGTTGAAGTAATTGTAAAATCGACTGGAGCAGTTTTAGCACCATTAGGTTCACACAATCTATATTGAATTAATCTTCCTGAAGAAAATGCAGTAGAACCGCTTATATTTGATTTGTTTTTTATTTGAATAACATTTGGATTAAGACCGTCAAAATACGTTGCTCCAATTATTCCGCTTGTTGGATACGATACTGGATCTGAAGGAGGACTTACAAAAAATCCTGTAACAAATTGTGTTGGCGTGTAAGAATTATAAGTTGGAGTTATAACACATATTTCAAATCTATAAGCACTTGATAATGCATTAGTATCAGAAGTGAATAAAGCTATTCTTTCTATAGTTCCATTATAAGGAGTAACTGTAAATGGAGCATGAATTGAATTATTTCCACTAGGTATAATATCTGAATTTGGAGCGATTGGGCTAAAATAAATATCAAAACCAGTTACTCTTGTTTGATAAGTTTGGATAAACTTTCCCTTACAATATCCATCATTTGTTGTATAACTTCCATCTATATCTAAACTTCCAGCAGTACTTAATTTTGCAACAACATTTGGAGACGCTCCAAAATATCCATTTGTTATAAAAACAAAATCGTCATTTCCACCAAAAGTCGTATCTGTTTTTATATTACCTATAGACCATTTATCTATATCAGTAGTGCCATCATATCTTGAAAACGTTAGAAATGAATTTCTTGGACCTGTATCTCCTCCACCTAGAGCTTTATTGCTACCAATTACAACTTCACATGTTTTTGCTCCAGTCGTTTCAAAATGTGCTACAGTATATTCCGTCGGTCCAGTAGATAATAAATCTAATTTATATATTGGATTGGTAGTGCCTAATCCAAAAGTTCCATCACCAGCCATGTTATAAACAATATTATAACTGCTCAATCCATCACTAGGGCCAAAATAAAACTTATTGGAATTTAATCCTATAAATGCATCGCTTGTTGAATGCTTAAAAGCTTGAGAAACAGTTGTTGAAGAGCTTTGAAGTTTCGCCACCTGACCAACTCCGCTCGCATGCAAAACAACATCAGGAGATGAATGGCCAATACCGACATATGGTGTTGAAATATTATTTTTAACAAATATCCCATTTTTTCCTATATTAATATCCGCTATATTATTATAATTTAACAATAGAACTTCATCAGTGGCGCTTGTTTTAATTTCTGTATTATATGGATCAAAAAGTATAGCATTACCTGAATTTTGAAATTGAATCGACGCGCCGCTTACTAAAAATTTATCGCTTAAAGATCCGGTTGAATCTGTAATACCCAAATTACCACTTTGATCTACAACAAATAAATTGCTAAATGTTGACCCACCATTAACTGAAGATTCTAAATATAATTTAGTATCGTTAGGTTTTTTACTAAATTCATAATAAGTATTTGGATCGCTTAGTGAAAAAGCTATTTTTCTACCAGAGTTTGGAGTGCTTAATCTAATTTGTCCAGAACCATTAGTGGAAGCAGTATTGTCAACTATATCTAATGAAACAAATGGAGTTCGATCATTTATACCAACAAAACCATTTGATCCACTTATAGATAAACCATAAGTACCATTACTTTCAAAAATAGTAAAACCTTGACTATTTTGGGCGTATAAACCAGTAAATGATTTACTAAATTCATCGTTTGTTATTTTATTGTCTTGCGAAGAATCGCTATTGGATATCAAAAATATATCAGTCGCCGCAACGTTTACGCCTAATTTATCAGATAATGATGATAGTGGGATTCCCATATTAATTGTTTAGATAACCTTTATAATTAAGTTTTACACTTAAAACCTCATCAGCACTTGAATTAAATTGTTGAGATATTAATTTTACATTAGTAAATGATTGATTAAACATATTTATCCCAATAGCTTTTCTATAAGTAAATAATGATACATTTCCATTAACTACTAAATCTGAACCATTAACTGGTAAAGTTGCGTCTTCAAAAACTGTACCATTTATACTTATTGAAAAATTAGCATCAACATCATTATTTAATATAGTGTATAAAGATTTAGAAGTATAATCATCCACTTCCAATGTAAAAGATGCATCTATTTCTATAGGTAAATTTAATAAAACCTCTGCTGGTATATAATTCGCAACTGGAGCCGTTGGACCAGTTGGAGCTGAATAAGAATATCCGCTTTGATATAACGTATAAATAGGTTTTTTTTGACAATTAATAGTATAATCAAAATTAGTTATTCTATTTGTGCTAGATCCGCTACAATTTAATATGATATCTTTTACTTGCGGAACTGATATATATGGAGCCTTTAAATTTCCTGATGCATCATAATTTGGCCCCACATCTCCATAAACAACAATATCTGATGTTGTTGTTGGTATTTCACCAACAGAGCAAGAAAGGTTAAAAGAATTTAAATAACCGGATAAAAAACCAAATTTTTTATTTGAATAGTTCAAACTCCCACGAAAAGATTTCGCAGTTTTATCTTGATTTTCACCAGTAAAATTTAAAAAAGGTTCATTATAAAGTAAATATTTATTTATAGAAAAATTTGCAACTGGTACTTCAGCCATTACTTGTTTATTATATCCGACGCCTATTGTTTTAATTGGCGCGTAATTAATATTATAGCTTCCATCAACTGATGTTATACCAGATATAGTACTATTATTTAAGACGAAATAATTTTCGTAATTTAATGTCGCGCCTTTCATATTATGAATTTCTTACTCCAGCTAATGAGCCTCCAAATTGTTTTTCTTTTCTAATTACTTCTCCAACAGTAGCTTATATTTTATTGTTCACAT